TGGTTGGGCGCTTCAACCCCACAAAATTTATTGAGTAATAAAAATATATTAAATGCTTCTGGATTGGTGCATAATTTTGTAAATGAGGGACTGCCAGGATCCGAATATAGACATTCATTTATTTACATCTTACATTTTTTATCTAAGGAATTAAAATTTGATGTAAATGAGATTTTGAGGATAAGAGGAAGAACAACCTTTCAATATCCAGAATCAAATCATAATACTTTTTGTGGTCCGCATGTTGACTTTAGTATGCGTAACGATTACTATAGTCTAATATATTATGCCAATGATTCTGATGGAGACACCTTCTTATTTGAAGAAGAACGAACAGATAAAGATTCAAATTTTCATCCAAATCTTTCAAACTTAAAAATAAGACAGAGGATAACTCCAAAAAAGGGAAGATTGTTATTATTTAATGGTAATATCCTACACGCTGGAAACTGCCCAATAAATTCACAAGTTAGGTGTGTTATAAATTATGATTTTACCGCTTCAAAAAACTACTATGGTAATTAATTATGGATTTTCTTAAAGAAATTGTAAAAGAGGTTGGTGGTGAATACACCAAACTTGCTTCCGATATTGATGAGACTGAGACTTATGTTGACACGGGTTCGTACATTTTTAACGCACTGGTTTCAGGTAGCATATTTGGCGGTGTATCTGGCAATAAGATTACTGCTATTGCTGGAGAGTCTAGTACTGGAAAGACTTTCTTTTCTCTCGCTGTGGTTAAGAATTTTCTTGATAATAACCCCGATGGTTATTGTCTCTACTTTGATACTGAAGCCGCTATTACCAAATCACTCTTGGAGTCACGCGGCATCGACACATCTCGTCTTGTCGTGGTTAATGTTGTCACCGTAGAAGAGTTTCGTGGAAAAGCACTCAAGGCAGTAGATATTTACTTAAAAAAACCTGAAGGAGAACGCAAACCTTGTATGTTTGTGCTAGACTCTTTGGGTATGCTTTCAACCGAGAAAGAGATTACCGATGCACTGAATGATAAACAAGTTCGTGATATGACTAAATCACAACTTGTCAAAGGTGCTTTCCGTATGCTCACTCTCAAGTTGGGTCAGGCAAACATTCCAATGATTGTAACCAATCACACTTACGATGTCATCGGTGCTTATGTTCCTACTAAGGAGATGGGAGGTGGCAGCGGTCTTAAGTACGCCGCTTCTACTATCATATATCTTAGTAAGTCTAAGGAAAAGGATGGAAAAGAAGTCATTGGAAACATTATCAAGGCAAAGACTGCTAAGTCGCGTTTGAGTAAGGAGAATCAACAAGTTGAAGTCCGTTTATTTTATGATGAGCGCGGTCTTGATCGCTATTATGGTCTTCTGGAACTCGGGGAACTCGCTGGACTCTGGAAGAATGTTGCGGGGCGTTATGAAATTAATGGCAAAAAACTTTATGCGAAAGAAATCCTAAAAAATCCCGACCAGTATTTTACCGAAGAAGTAATGCAGCAACTTGATGCTGCCGCGAAACAACAATTCTCTTATGGAACGAATTGAGACAACTATTCTCAGAAACTTAGTATTTAATGAAGACTACTCACGCAAGGTCATTCCTTTCATACAACCAGATTATTTTGAGCAAAAGACGGAAAAGATCATTTTTGAGGAGATTGTTCAATTCATTGTTAAGTATGGTTCAGCAATCACGATTGAAGCACTCAATATTGAGGTAGAGAATCGCACAGATCTCAATGAAACTGAAGTCAAAGAGATTCGAGAAATCAATTCGTTTTTAAATGATGCTCCTGTAGAAAAGCAATGGTTACTTGATACTACTGAAAAGTGGTGTCGTGACCGTGCCATTTACTTGGCACTTATGGAGTCAATTCATATTGCTGATGGAAATAATGATAAGAAAAATCGTGATGCGATTCCAAGCATTCTTTCTGATGCTCTAGCAGTATCGTTTGATAATAATATCGGACACGATTATCTTCAGAACTATGAGGAGCGATATGAGTTTTATCACCGTAAAGAAGATAAGATCGAGTTTGATCTGGAATATTTCAACAAAATCACAAAGGGTGGGCTCCCTAATAAGACTCTCAATATCGCTCTCGCTGGGACGGGCGTTGGGAAATCGCTATTCATGTGTCATTTGGCTGCTTCCGTCTTACTGCAAGGCAGGTCCGTTCTCTATATCACTCTTGAAATGGCAGAAGAGCGAATTGCAGAGAGGATTGATGCGAACCTTCTCAATGTACCGATTCAGCAACTGGTTGATCTCCCACGCTCAACGTTTGAGAATAAAGTAAATAGCATTGCTAAGAAGACACAAGGTTCTCTGGTAATCAAAGAATACCCAACTGCTTCCGCACACTCTGGTCACTTTAAGGCACTTCTCAATGAACTTGCTCTCAAGAAGTCATTTAGACCTGATATTATTTTCATTGATTACCTTAATATATGTGCTTCCAGCAGGTATAAGTCAAACCTTTCTGTCAATTCATATTCGTACATTAAGGCAATTGCTGAAGAACTTCGCGGTTTGGCAGTGGAATTCAATGTTCCCATTGTCTCTGCTACCCAGACTACTCGCAGTGGTTATGGGAACTCTGATGTTGAACTTACTGATACTAGTGAGTCCTTTGGTCTCCCTGCTACTGCTGACCTTATGTTTGCCCTTATTAGCACTGAAGAACTTGAACAGTTGGGACAGATTATGGTGAAGCAATTGAAGAACCGTTATAATGACCCCACTATCTACAAGCGTTTTATTGTGGGTATTGACCGTGCTAAAATGAGACTGTATGATTGCGAACAGTCAGCACAAAAAGATATACTTGACTCTGGAAACGAAGACGAGTATAATGATAACGAAGACAAGAAACCTAAAAAGTCGTTTGAAGGATTTAAATTTTAATGGAAACTGCTAAACACGTAGATTTTGATAAGTATGCTGAGTTTGTGGATGCTGTAACTTCTGATGCATCCAAAGACTTTCTTTCTCTATCTGATCGCCTTGTTGCTCTTGATGAGAAAGGTGCCAATATTGAGCGTCTCCTGACTGCTGCTGTTGGTATTAATGCCGAAGGTGGTGAGTTTATGGAAATCGTGAAGAAAATGATTTTCCAAGGCAAACCCTTCAATGAAGATAATCGAGAGCATATGATTATCGAACTGGGTGACATTATGTGGTATGTTGCTCAAGCTTGTATGGCACTTGAAGTAACTCTTGATGATGTGGTTGCTAAAAATGTGCAGAAACTTCTCAAGCGTTATCCTGAAGGTGCTTTTGATGTTTATTTCTCTGAAAACCGTGCTGCTGACGACCGATGACTAAAGAAAAGAAAGTAACTCTAAAACTTGATGTTCGTGCTGCGGCAGCAGTTCGTCAAATTCTTTTTGAGGCACAACGTGGTTATAGTTATGAACATGTTCCTGAAAGAATCACTGAACTTCGCTCTGTGATTCTGGAACTTGATTCTGGAATCGGTGCGATTGTTGGTGAATAAATAATTGACCCTTAGGGGTTTTTGGGGAATTAGCTCAGTTGGTAGAGCGCCTGCTTTGCAAGCAGGATGTCAGGAGTTCGAGTCTCCTATTCTCCATTGCATTTTATTATAAAATAATATGAAAGTACATCTGATTGATAATTTTTTACCAGAAGAAGAATTTCAAAAAATTCGTGGGTTTATAATGGGCGATTGCTTTGACCATAGTTACCCTTCTTTGCCTTGGTATTATGGAAAAGTATTGTCTGAAAATATAAAAGATTTTTCTTCACCGTCGTGTAATGATGATGATAATTATCAATTCAGTCATGTTTTTTATGTTGCTGATGCTCCAACTTCAGCATTAATTCAAAACTTACAACCGCTTATTGAATCAATGCCAGAAGTTGGTTGTCGCTCTTTTGTTAAGATAAAGGCTAATTTAAACCCAAGGACTGATAAAATAATCGAGCACGGATTTCATATTGATATTGGAAATTTTGAGGGTGGAAAGACTGCGATTTATTATCTCAATACAAATGATGGATATACAAAATTTGAAACTGGTGAAACGATTGAAAGCGTAGAAAACCGATTAATTATATTTGATCAAAGTCTTTTGCATACTGGTACAACTTGTACAGATGCCCATGCAAGATATGTTATTAATTTAAACTTTTTCTAATTCTAATTTAAAAAAAATGAAAGTTCATATCATTGACAATTTCTTACCTGAAGAAGAATTTAATCAAATTAAAAATTTTATTACTGGTAAAACAATTCCGTGGTATCATGGTCAAGTAATTGAAGAAAATATTCCAAATATATCTTCAATAGATTGTACCACTGAAGAAAACTACCAATTTAGTCATATTTTTTATATTGATGACCAGGCAGCACCTTTTATTGGAAGTATATCTCCACTTGTTGATGGTATTATACAAGTTGGATGTCGTTCTTTAGTGAGAATAAAGGCCAATTTAACGTTAAAAACAGATGAAATAATCGAACATGGGTTTCATGTTGATTATCAAGACTTTGATGGTGGTAAAACTGCAATTTATTATGTCAATACAAATAATGGATATACTAAGTTTGAATCTGGAGATACTGTAGATAGTTTAGAAAATAGATTAGTTGTTTTTGATGGGACTATGCTTCATACTGGTACAACCTGTACTGATAAAATAGGAAGATACGTTATTAACTTTGACTTCTTCTGATTTATGGAAGTAATTGATAATTTTTTACCTGATACGGCTCACCAAAAATTTTTTCATTTAAT